GACGATGCCGTCAGACACGGCAGCACCAAAACCCTCGCCGATGGCTCCTGCCGCCTGTTGGACGAGCGGAGCCACCGGGCCGAGGGCCGCACCGATCTGGTCTTTGAACTTGTAGAGAGCAAAGACTGCCGCACCGATGCCAGCCGCAACCAGCAGCACCGGGCTAGCGAGGGCAGAAAAGAGACCGAAGCCGTTCAAGACAAGACCGATGGAGCCGCTCAAAGCCTGCAACGCATACCCTGCAGTCACCATTGCGGCACCGATGCCAATGGCTGCGGCGGCAACTTGAGCAAACAAGACGACGGCTTCCTTATTGTCAGTCGCCAGCTTCGTCAGTCCGTCGATGAATCCCGTGATGAACGGCGACGCACCCGCGAGAGCCGGTGCCACGGCATCCGTGATGGCAATCGCCATACGCTGCATTGCCGCCAGCACGCTACCAAACGAGCCAGCCAGGCCCGACATCACCAACTTGTACTTCTCGCCCACTGGCAGGGCGGATGCCATCGATTCACGCATCTTGGTGAATCCATCCACGCCTTCAGAGGCGAGAATCGACGCGGCGCGAATGGCATCGGCACCGAAGATGCGGCGGAAGATGTCATCCTTCGCCGTCTGGTCAAGCCCGCCCATTGCCTGCGTGAGCGTGCCGATGATCTCCACCATCGGCTTCATCTGCCCGTCAGCACCACGGAACGAGGCGACAGAAAGCCCGAGTTGGTCAAGAGCACCCACGGCATCGTCAGCCGGTGCCATCAGCCGCATCAGCATCGTCTTGACGCTGGTGCCTGCGTCACTGCCCTTCACGCCGTTATTGGCGAGGATCGCCAGCGTGGCAGACAAGTCCTCAATGCTCTGCCCCGCTAGGCCGGCGACGGCAGACGACATCGAGAACGCTTCCGACATCTGAGCGATTGAGGTGCTCGACGCATCCGCAGCAGAGGACAACGCATTGGCAGCGACATCCGACGACACCTTGAACACGTTCATGGCGTCCGACATCACCACAGCCGCCTGGGCAACGTCCATCTCGCCAACCTTGGCAAACTCCAACGCCGTCTGCCCAGCACCACCGAGCACGGCATCAAGCGACATGCCTGCCTTCAGCAGTTCAAGCATGCCCTGAGCCGCCTCGGTAGGCCCGACGCCGAGAGCCTGCGACATCGCCATAGACGATGCCTTGATCTGGTCGATCTGCGCCGACGTCGCACCCGTGCTCGCCCGAATGTTGAGCAGCGTGGACTCAAACGCTGCACCCTGACGCACGGCAGCGGCAATCGGTGCCGCCATGCCGATGCCAGCAGCAGCAAGCTTGCCGCCGCCAGACGCGAGCGAGCGGCCCATATTGCCGAGGCTTTTGTTGACCTTGGTCAGCGCCGAGAAGAACTTCCTCGGATCGGCACCGATCTCGACAAATACGCCACCGGCTCTGACTGCTCCAGCACTCATACGTGTTTCTGCCAGTCTTGCCCGAATAGGCGTTTTAGGTCATCAGGCGTCGCCTGTCTCGGTTTCGGTTTCTTTGCGTACGGATTGAGTTTGCGAGGGTCTGCCTTCGGCGAGTTCTTGTCTCGGTTGATGTTTGCCTGCTGTGCGAGAAGGTTCGCCGTGTGCCACCAATCGTGCTCTAGGCGGCTGTCACGAGCGGCGAAGAGTTGTCGGACGGTCCACTCGCCTGGATGGACTCCGAGGATTCCAGCGGCTTCCCAGACTGCATCCCAGATGCTCCGGCGAGGCTCTCGATCGTCGCCTTCTCCAGCCCCGCCTCCGCTCGACCCAACATCTCGCTTGCGACCTCGTCCATTTTCTGAGCGAGAAGCGCGATCATCTTGCGGAGGCGCTGGGGGAAAAAATCGACAAGCTCCTGCTCTAGTGCCTTCGTGGCAGCGTCCAGCGAATCGCCCCGCAGACCGTCAAGGAAGTCTTCCCTCGTCAGTCCCTTAGTCTCCACTTGCTTGGTCAGCAGTGCGTAGAGGATCTCGCCAATCTTGGCGTACTGGCTTCGCAGCACTTGGAACGTCTGCGAGATGTTCGCAGCGTCAACCATGTCGAACGGCACAGCCTTACGCTCGCCGCTCTCTTCGTCCACGACGTCAACCGTGACGTTGTCGCGGACACGAAGTGCCGAGGCGACGGTCAACGCCACCTGCCACGGTCTGCCCTGGTCATCCCTAAACTCACGCATCCCACTTACCTCACAAGAGCCGGATCAGTCATGCGACCTTCGAGCACAAAGGACGCCACGCCATCAATCGGGTCTGTCTCCGAAATCCCGGTCATCACCGCCAGAAACGAAAACCCGGCAGCGCCGCCGTTCACCGTGAACGTCCCGCCCGTGTGCATTTTCTGGAACGCCGTGCCCAGATCTGCTGCGTCGTTCAACTCGACAGACACGCTGCACTCGTAGCCCGTGCTGTAGACCGCTGCGTAGCGACTGCCGTAGGCGTTCACGTCGATCGTGCGGGCGGATTCCGTCAGCGTCACATTGCGAGCGCTGAAGATTTGCCCGCCATCGAGCATGATGGAGCAGTCTTTCCCCAGCGTGATCGCCACTAGAACTCCTTAGCCGTCACATTGAAGGTCACTGCCCCATCAACTCCTATATTTTCGGACACAGACATGACCGACCATCCGGTCGTCGCGTTCTGCTCAAGTGCCGCGATCAGACCAGCTGCGTCGTGGCACTCAATCTCCCACGTTTTGGTGGTGAAGCCGACAGCGGCAACCTTCTTGCCAGGCCCGACGGCAGCGCCGACGCTGCTCCTGTTGGAAATGTCAATTGTCTCGGCTTCTTCGGTGTACGTGGCTGAGATGACGCCAGCCCCGAACGGCGGCTCTGCTGAAACGTCCTTACCAAGAGTGATAGCCATGAGGTTTACTCCTTAAGCTGATGCGGGTGTGGTGCGAGTGCCCGAAACCGTGTACGTAACAATTCCATCAAGCGGCTGACTCTGCGAAATGTTCGTGCAGATGTAGGTGGCATTTCCGGTAGTTGTTCCGGCGATCGTAAAACTTCCGCCGAGGCTGACGCCCGGGGCGTCTACGCACTCAAGTTCAATCGTCTGCTCAATGAGAGCCTTCCTGAACTTGCGGGAAGTGTCGCCGAACTTGGTGACATCGACGTCAGACGCAGAGTTGGTGACAGTGCAAGAGCGCGCGTTCGCAACGCCTGCGACGACCACATTTTTCCCGAGCGTGACAGTAACGGAAGAACCAGACATGCGTGTCCTCGTGTGCGAGTGCCAGCGGTGCGGCTGGTTCGCTCACGGTATGGGCAGCAGGGCGGAATCTAGACCGGGTATGCCGTGGCTAGTTCTTCGCCAGCTGGTCTTTCCACTTCTTGTTGGCTTTTTGGATGGCGAGATCCACACGCCTAGACCCTGCCATGTACGGGCGAGCCGGATAGCGTGCCATCCGAGTGATTGTGGTGCGTTCCCAGTTGCGGCTGTGCTTAAATCGCCCGGCCTTGTCGATCTGCCAGATGAGTGCGCCGTACTCGTGCTGGTTGCGTTGCGGCAACGCACTTGTGAATCTCCCCCGCTCGTCTCGACCCTGCCTGCCGTTTCCACGCTGGCGCAGGTACGCATTGCGCGCAGCCCCGACGCCGATCCTCCAAGCGGTTTGCTTGACCGTGCCGCCGAACTGGTGCAGCTGCGCCAGCCAGGGTCGCGTCTTGTACGTTCCGATCACGGCTGTCATTCGGGCAGGATCAAAGAAGTTTACAATGTCGTTGTAGATAAACTTCCTTGGCGCCCACGACTTAATCGGTTGGCCCGCCGGCCGAGGCTCGCCGGCAGAGTAGCCGGTGATGTCTAGGTACAGCCCGCCCACGAACTCAGTCGGTTTGCCACGCCCGAGCCTCTTGCGTGAGGCTGCGCTGACCTTGCCCTTGCCACGCCCGATGCCAGCCTTGGCTTCCTGCTTGATGTCCTTGCCGAGCATCGACAGAACGCGAGCGTTCATTTTGCCGATCATCCGGCTGACTTTCGGCTTGTCGAAGAAGCTCCCGCGAATGCTCGCCCGCAGCCTCAGCCGCCCGAGCGTATCGCCTGACATCTCACGGCGATTGCCGCCGACCATGCCGGGACGGATAAATGCACGGCTCATGCCAGAAAGCATTGACGGCATAGCCACCTCCTACGGTGCAGGCGTCGGCAGCGTGTTGCTTTCAAACACCCGGTACGTCGCCGTGATCACAGCCCGCCAGACGTTCCGCTCAGTCAGTGCGTCGTCGGGATTCAGGTCAATGCTGACCGTCTGCGGGCTCGTGACGCCAGCCGGCCACGTGACGCCAGCGCCAAACGAATGAGCACGCACCTGGAGCATGACGCTGTCTGCTAGGTCGAGCATGCCATCAACCTCTGCATCAGTGCTCACATGCCGCCCGACGAACACAGACACCGTGTAGTCCACCTGCATCACCTGCCGGCTGATGCGAGTGACGTCAGCATTGCCGGGAACGACGAACACGCGAGGCGATGCCATTGCATCGACGTCCACGTTCGCCCAGTTCTTACGCTCCACGACCGTGGACGTGATGCCCCACGTCACGGACTGCAAGCCAGTGGCGAGGCTGTCGGCGAGTGCTCGAAGTGTGCTGCTCATGTATCACCCAAAAGCGTTGACAATCGCCCGACCAATCGCCCACCGAATCGCGGCCTGCCCAGCCCGTGCCGCGATCACGCCAGCGGCGAGCGCGGCGGTGACGAGAGCGGCGAGGTAGATGGCGTCACGCATCAGACGTTCCTGCCAAGTGCCGTCTGGAACGCCTGCACGGCGGCATTGACGGCAGTCACTTCCGAGCCAGACAGAGATTCCGACAGAAACACAAATGACTGCTCGCGGTTTGAGTGCAAGCTCGGTCCGTCGGAGTGGTTCTGTGCGCCGATGTAGAGCGCGCGATTTGGCAGGTCGGTGGTGATGTCCGACGATGTCCCGGACGCAACCGAATTGCCGTTCCGGTAGACCGTCATCAGCGAAGTGCTTGTCCGCGAGACGACATGGAACCCAATGACACTACCGACGGTCGACGTGGCAACTGTTACGCGATTCCGCCAGTCGTAGTACGAATTGCCGTCGGTTGATCCGATATGCTGGAGAAATCGGTTGCTTGTTGGGTCCGAGAAAAACTGTGCGCCCATGTCCACTCGATACCCAGTCGAAGATGCTGGGTTGGTGCGCAGATACAGGCCGTATGCGCCTGTGTAGTCGCTAAAAAACGTGGATGGCACGGCGAACGTGTTGGCGTACGCTGTGCTGCCATCTGGAGTGACCCCCGTTGCGGAGTGCGTCCAGTTGCCTGAAAACGCCAGCCGATAGGCGGCGTCCAAGTCTCGCGGGTCTTTGAGGTTCCATTTGTGAGTCGATGCCGTGCCGCCGATGAACGGGTAAATCGCGCGCATTTTTGACCAGACGCCCGCGCTCTTCAGCGATCCGACGAGCGTCCCTATAGCCGATGACTGTGTTGCGTCCGTGATGCCCGCCGCTGTCAGGAACGCAGTGGCGTCAGAGTCCCACGTACTCAACGCCGCCCGCAGCCACGTATTCGCCGCCGTGCAAACGTAGAAATAGCCAGACGAGTCGTAGCTGATCTGCCCAGCCGTCCCCGTCGCCGTCGCGGAGGCTGGCACGCTTGACCATGAGAGGCCAGAGCCGCCGCCGCCCGAGCCGGTGATAGTGACGGGGA